ATGTCTTGCCGCCGTATTGGCAGACACATCCGTATTTGCACTTACTCTTCCTTCCGTATAATATAAATTAGTAACCTCGGAAATATTTGCAGTTGTTAAACTCACCGCACCGGTAAATCCATTTACCGAACTTACGGCATCAGTGTTATCGACTTTATCCCATGTGGCGCCATTAAAGATGGCCCAATCACCCACTTTCCAATCGGTGATGCCATCAAGGTTTGTTGATCCCGCAACACTTACGATATAATAATATCCTTTTGTACCCGTTCCGCTTGTAAGTGCCGGGCTATTTGTTGATGCGTTCCAAGTGCTTTGATATATTGCCCCACCTAATACTCCGTTGATTTGATTTTGAATCTTACCAAATGCAACTAATATTGAGTCGGTTGCGGTTATTGATCCTCCGGTAATGTTCACACCGGTTAAAATTTTACCGGTTACGGCCGATGTGCTTAATGTCACCGCCGCCGATCCTGGGCCGCTCGCAGTTGCCTCACCACTTAATGCGGTGATGTAATTGCCCGCGGCTTGCTTACCATTAAAAGTGTTCCAATCGGTACTTGATAAATATCCATTTACCGATGTAGTTGCTTGCGCAATGCTAAATGCTCCGGTTGTATTGTTATAACTTAATGGCGATACTCCGCTTAACCTTGTTAATGAGATTGGTGTATATCCCAATACTGTTGCGATGCTTTTATTTTTCCATAAGCTTGTCGCACTCTCGTAAAATAAACCTTCGTTATTTGCAACACTTGAGATAAGTACATTATGTAACTCTTGTAATTCAAAGCCGTTTTGTATCTTAACATAAATCTCTCCGTTATTTGATTGCACCCTGGTAACTACTCCGATATACACTAAATGCGCCGGAGCAACGGGCTTGTTTGCTAATCCATATATTAAATTACCACTTACCCCAAGCCACACCGGATCGCCCGCAGTTGCCGTTGATGTATTCAATCCTCCTAATAATCCTTCCGTAATGATTGCCCCGATGCCATTAATCGCCAAATTCTGCATAGCCAAACCAAGTGTTTTGCTTGATAGTGGCTCGGTTGTATTTGATGCCAAAGAAACCAATTGATTTGTCCCATTGGCTCCACTTATGTAAACGGCTTGCCCTTTATTTATTGCAACCTCCGCTTTAACTGTATCTCTTAATTGCTCGGTCCAATCTGCATAGTTATCACTCCAAATAGTGTCATAATTGGTCGCACTATTTTTAGTAAGTATTTGTCCTGTTGATCCTCCCGATGGCACCAATTGAGTGCTTAATGGGATTGTGTACCCGGTATCTAATCCAAATGCTAATGTACCCGCGCTTACGATGGGCGAGCCACTTATTGTAAGTCCGGCCGGAACTGTTGCCGCAACACTTGTTACCGTTCCGCTTGCTGCAAGATCGGTCCATGATGCCGTAATTGTTCCCGCATCTTGTTGCGTTAATGTTAGTGTTTTGGTAGTTGTACCACTTACACTTGCACTAACTATTGAATCGTTATAAGCCGTATTAAATTTAACCCAATCCGTGCTACTTAAAGCGCCGGTTGTTGATGCCGATGCTAATGCCAGACTTAACACTTGAGATGCCAAGCTTAACCCATTAGCAGTACCAATTGTCACCGCTGAATGTCTTGCAGCCGTATTTGCTGCCACATCCACATTATTTGAAACTCTTGTCTCGGTATAATATAATCTTGTTCCTTCCGCAATGTCGGTTGTAGTCAATACTACCGTTCCAACATATCCGTTAACGCTTGTTACCAAATTGGTATCAATGTCGGTCCATGATGCGGTGATGGTGCCTCCATCTTGTTGGTTTAAAGTTAATGTCTTTGTCGTTGTACCGCTTACGCTTGCACTTACGATTGAGTCATTATAGGCCGCATCCCAAGTTGTTTGCTTTGCAGTTGTTGGCAAAGAATAACCGGAGGCAAAATTAACTGCTAGCGTTCCGGCAACTGTAATTGGATTGCCACTTACTTGAAGGCCAACCGGTACGGTCATGTTAACACTTGTTACTGTTCCCGTTCCCGTTACTGCTTTGTTAATCCATTTAGTGCCATCATATGTAAGGACATCGCCGTTAGTACTGCTTACTAATGTTACATCACCAAGTTCGCCAAGGTCATAATCACCATCAACCGCAATTATATTTCCGGTCCTTCCGAATACTGAATATACGGTTGTTGGCAATGGATAACCTCCATTAACTGTTGATACTTCAACAATATTCTCGGTTACATTTACAATAACATCGCCACTCTCTACATTGATACTAATTTTTTCATCATTAACTACTATGTTTATTTGCTCTTCGCTTGGTGTTATTATTGTACTCATTTTGTTATACTCTTGTTATGTCCTCCTGTACTAAAAAAGTTCCCCAAATATATGTTTTGACAAGGCCACTTGGAAAGGTGACATTCATGTCATAAACATAACTTCCGGCGGCAATGTTCACTATCTTATTTAATGTGATTTCGTTTTTACCGGCGCCACCAATTGTGATGCTTGTACCGGTTACAAGACTCAACACCACATCCGTTGATGTTGGCTTTGTCCTAACTTGTATCAAGATAGTTGATCCGCTTAAATCGACTGCCACATCATTTGCCGTTATAGCAAATGTCTGCGCCCAAGTGTCATTGCGCCATAATTGGACATTGTATTGTGCGGGCCTTAAATCCCCGGTTGAACTATTGCAACTCATATTTTTTAATTTTTTAATTTAATGGCATATCGCAAGCATCAAACTCCGATACTGTTGTCATGTTAAAGGTTATTTCAATACCACTCAAATAATCTTCAAACTTATCCAAAATAAAGTTGTAACTAATATTAGGATCAAGGATGTAATTATTTGCTCCGTTCCTCATTTTGCTAATTATGTCCGCTCCGATTTGCAATTGATCGGATGCAACATCCGGCTCAAATTCTGCCTCCATGCCCGCCTTATCTAGAAACCAAAGCGATACATTATATACTTGCTCGCGCCCAATATTTAATGATCCGCTATTGATAGCAAAGCAAGCAATTGGGTAAGTCGGTTGGTCATTTACAAACAACCACTCTTTTGGTGTCGCATACTTTACGCTTTTTATTTGCGCATGCGACTCGAGAAGAGTCCTTATTGTGCTTAATACCTGGTTGTAAGTCATTGAATTTTTGTTTTACTTTGTCTAAAAACTCCCTTTTATAACTGCGTATTTTCATGAGGTAAATCTAGGTTACTAACTCTTCGTGTTGCTCCTCTTCGGCCTAAAAATATAGGCGAAGTATATGCTTTAATTTGTGGCGCTATGATATCAAATCCACTACCATAATTTAAATACTGCTCAAACAACTCGGAATTTTCACGAAGATAATCAATTAATCTTGTCTTGTAAAACTCGCCATTGCTCATGTAAGACCTTTGTAATAATTCCAATTGGCCTTTGCTTGGTGAGTTGCTCTCTTCCGCAGTTTTCTGCATCAATCCTTTGCTAAAAAATTGGAACGATGTTGCCATCACCATCTCGGCAAGTGTGAACCATAAAAGACAATCCGTTACATAATCATTAAGTAATGCCTTCTCATCGGTATTCAAATCGTTATTCTCAACCCCATCTTGCAACCTACGAAATAAAGAGGTGCCAAGTGCCGGAAGTAAAAACTTATCTTGAGCCAACTTGATCACCGGTAAAATTTGCTTACCATCGATGCCCGTACTTATTGCCGTGCGATTTTTGATAAGCTCCTCATTAATAAAAAGTATATTTAAACTCATAAAATTATTTTTTTCTAGTTACTATTTTAACTTGCCAACGATGTCTGCAATAAGGGCGGTGAACTCCATTTGGTTGCGTGAACCAACCGCCTCTCCTATCAAATACGGAATAGCCTAAACGCTCGGAGATATTCTCAATATCGGAACGGCTCCAAAGCTTTGTCTCCGCTAATTGTAATAAGCGCGCACAAAATGGTCGGTTTTTGTCATCCCTTGGTCCGGCATATGTGTAACGCAAAAGCACCTCGGTTGTGGTAGCTTTGTCACCTCCCGCAATCTTGCGGAGTGGCTTTGTTAAGACACTCTCTTGAGGTTTATACTTTGGGTTTAATATGCTTAAATCCCTTCCGATTATTTTTAAATATCCTTCCGTTTTTAAAGCTTCAATTGTAAGATTAACCTCGGCAACGCTTTTATTCAAGATGGTGCCAATGTTCTCCGGAGTGATAAGCTTATTTTTGCTTATCAAATCAAGGACATTTGCTTTTAATGTGTCAATTTCGGCATCCGCAAATTGCTCAAAGTTTTTAGCTTCATGAGTCTCAATTACTTCAAACTCATTGCAATCATCTCCGCATGCGCTAAATTCACTTAATAACAAATCATCTTGCATGTCAGCAAATGCCTCTTCGGTTTTAGGATCATCATCAACACCCAGGAAGGTATTAACATCATCATCGCTAAATCCAAATCCACTCTTTAACATCAATGCCGCTTGTTGCTTGTTAATCTTGCCGCTCCCAAATTGGCGAACGATACGCATAACATTTTGATATTGCCTTCCGCTTAAATTCTTAATGCTATCATTTGCAGCCGCTATTGGCTCACTACCCGTTGGAGGCACATTGCCGCCTTGTGGTGCCAAGTTATCCGGTGCAAGACCTAACTTCTCACGAATCTCATCGCGTGTCATATTAGCACTCATAATGGCCTCGCTAAATTCAAAGCTTAATGGCTCAACCGGAACAATCTCAAACTCACCAACGATGCCGGCCAATTTCATTAACTTATTGAAAGTTACTTCGTGTTGTTGTTGGCGCTCGTTTACATATGTGTTTTGGAATATTTGATATGCATCACGAATCTCGCTACGGCCACCCAATTGCCCTTCGGTTTTGATACCAAACAACATCGGGCTTGTAACTTGATGACAAGAGAAAATCTCTTGTTGGATTAAGTTATTGACATTAGTGAAATCCTCTTTTGTCAAATTGGTTTGGCCAAGGTCAACAATATCTACTGCATTTTCCTTTGATGGGTTAAATGCAATAACTACGCGGTCACCTTCCGGATTAGCGAACTTATTCTTTAAATCTCTCTCAACTTCCTCTTGCTCCTCCTCACCTGGTAAGCCATTATTGAAATTAATCAATTTGGTGGCAACAAAGTTTTTCTTTGCATTACCTAATATATGTCGACTCACTTGGATATCACTCTCGATATAGTTAAGTCCTTGGAAATAGGAAGGAAGAGGATAAATATCACTCTTTGGATTGTACTGCTTTACAAATAATATTTGTGCGCCTGTTGGATCATTAGGATTAAATGCTTTGTACTCTCTTGCTGACTCCCTAAATTCACTCTTGCTCCAATCATCTTTAACATAAAAGCATTTCATATCTTTTGAAACCCTTACTTTTTGGAACTCAATGTGATATACTCCGGCGATTTGCTTTAACGCATTGTAAACAATTTGCAAATAAAATCCACCATGAAGCTCATCATCTAAAATAGAGCGCTTTAAAATTTGATTCCAAGTCTCACCTTCAACATTGGCAACT